CGGATAGAAGATAACATCGAGATCGTATCAATGAAGTCATCATGCTTACTTCTAAATCCTGATACTGAAGCCAGACTTAATTCATTGATAGCTTCTGCTACTGCAGGATCATTCTTCTTCTCTAACGGAAAGAATATCTTTCTTGCCTTAAACATCGGTACCATTGTATTGAATCGAACCAGCTTATTTGTATTGGGACGAATACCTGGCTTGTTATCATTTCCTTCTGAAGCCAGAGAGAAGTAAATGTTACGGGTCATCATCTCATTCTGAATCCATTGAATGAATCCTCCTTGTTGACCTGTAACCTCAATACCAACTGATTGTGGTCTGTACATTTGAGACAATCTAAACAGGTCATCAATGTTCTTATCCATCAACTGTCTCTTACAGATACCATCAACCCATAACCAATCACCTACATTGTTATAAGCCCATACACTGATCACAGAGAAGTCAGCCTTCTGATTCTGAGAAGTAGCAAAGTCAGTAGTAATGTAAAAGTTAAACTTACTCTTATTGCGTATAACAGCATCAATCTTGTACCAAGCAATATCACCATCCTGAATCATACGATCTTCATCAGACATAATACGTAACATCAACTCTTGGTTAAACGTCTCTACCTTACCTAACAGTAAAGCACTATCATACTGAGTCTTCACGTAATCATACGTAAAGCGATCTTCCCATGAACCTCTAAAATCTTCTCTACTACAAGGGAATTGTTCACACACAGGAAAGACGTTAACTCTCCATGCTCCAGACTCAACTGCTTTATACAAGGGATCTTTAGCATTAAATGGTGTACCACTCCAGATGATCATATTCTTTGTTGGATGCAACGCATAGTTAACTGCCTTATATACTGTATCTTCTACAGCACTAATCACAGTAGCCGATCGTGCATCCTCATCACTAATCAAATCATCTAGTACTGCTAACTGTGGTCGCTTACCCATTTCCTTAGCACCACGAACACCTGTCTTAGCACCATAACCCTTAACAATAAACACCTTACCATCTGCATTAGTAAACTCCCACCGGATATCAGTAAACCGAATCTCAGGAATGAACTCTTTCAAGAAGTCAGAGTTATCTCTACGAAACTCTAAGTTCTTACGCATGTTCTTGACACCATTCTCAATTGAATCTGATACATACAAAGCCAGATCAATGTTACCGAAGCCAGGGATATCGCCATAAGTAGCAATGTACAAAAAGAGGTACTCTCCCATCACAGTAGTCTTAGCAACGCCACGATGACAAAGATTAATAATCCTTGTGCCACCATTAGTGATTGTGTCTAACATCTTATAGTGTACTACCGGTGTCTTATGTTCTTCACCTTGTACACCATTCACTAACTTAATGAATGTCACAAACTGTAAAGCAAAGTCACTTGGAACATAGAAAGGATCTACCGAATAACTAGTATTATTCAAGTAGTCTTCTACTTTCCAAGGAGCCAATGCTTTTCCTATCGGATCTTTTAATGTGCTCATAGATTAACTTACACCCCATGCTTTGAAAGCACTGAAAGGACTAAACCCTCTTACAGGTTCTAAACCATTCATCTGCATTTGAGGTACAGCATAATTGAATGGTGTCATAGGAGAATCTTGTTCCAATTGTTGCATTGCCATAGCTTCTTGTTCCTGTTGTGCTTGTGCTTGCATCAAAGCTTCCACTTCATTCTTAGGTTGACCCGCCTTAAGGAATGCATCCATCTCTTGTGTCACCTGTTCCTGATAACTCAGGGTAGGAGCTTGGCTCACTACATCTTGAAAAGCCTGCTTAGAATTATCTCTTGCTGGTATTACTTGCGCTACTTGAACTGGTACCGGTGTGTGTACTTGAGCAACCTTAGCTTGAGAAACAGTTACCGGTGTTACCTGTCTTTGCATCTCAGGTTGCTTACCACCAATCCTTTTAGCAACCTGTTCGGCGTACTCAGCACCTTCCCCATAACCAGCTAAACCACCAATCAAACTACCTGCTTGCTTTGTCCTAGCTGCAAGATACTCTCCTGCAAATCTTACCTGCTCTTCTAAACTCTTATCCTTCAAAGGAGCAACACCATAACCCGGCTTAGCCCCAGTAGATTCCAGAATACCAAAAGGACCAAATGCAGTGCTTACCTTACCCGTATGTTTAGCAACTCTCTTACCACTAGCATCTTTAGCATAGTGATAAGCAGCAGGATCATTAATAAACTTAGAAGCCTGTGCACCTACTTCTTGACCTAAAACCCCAAGCAAAGCTCCCTTTGGTAAACCAGTTCTTTCCTCTGTAGCAGAGATCAAGGTCACTAACTTATCGGGTAATCCTAATGCTTTACTCATAATCCTTCTCCTTCAAGCCAGAATAAATAAATGCATTATACCGAAGTTACTTCAGGAGTTAGTTTTTTAAAAGCCTCATCACTCATTTCAAAGAAGTCTGTCTCCACAGGAGTCACATCAATACTTTCATCAGGTTGACCTACATAAGCTGAAATGTAATCCGTAAAGTCATTACTGTTACCTCCTTGCATACGGATAACTTTTTTTAGTATATCAAGCTCTCTTTGCAAATCTTTTCGCTTACGTGTTTCTTGCTTGAGCATATTATTAAGATCTCCTGCCCTACCATAGAAAAAATAAAGCACTCTGCCCCTAAGCCAGTAAAAATAACTGAGCCACTTATTCTTACTCCAGTTCCACCAGTAATAATCATTATGGTGCGTCTTCAAAAAGAATTCCCAAAGCTTATTCACCATCCACCTCCGTAAACTCAACGTCACTAATCACCTTACTATGAGCCACATCTCTTGCTGTCATAGCACCACTCTCCATCATCAGTCTCTGTTCTCTAGCCAATGCCAAGGTAGCTTCCCTCAATCTCGATATAGAACTATCTTCCTTAATCCCAATATCCAACTCTACCTTCTTAATCTCTGGCATCTTCAACTGAGTCAATAAACTATTAGCTGCATCAGTCCTAACCTTCTCACTTTTAGCATTAATCATCAAATCAGCTTGTACATTCAAAGCCTTCTGATACAAATCCTGATTCAACACATAACTAGGAATAAGAGTCTGCTCAAAAATAAGATTAACCAACTTACTCTTATTGTACGCAGTCACATAACTTGCAATATCCTTAGCCTCAACACCCTGAGCCAAGAATCTCTTATACTTATCCGGGAAGGTCTTCACATAAGCATCTATGTTGCTACACCCCATAAGCTTATGGCTCACATACTTTACTGCACTAACATAACCTTCAATCTTAAACCTGCCATCTGCCATTACCCTAGTATAACTTAACAGGTTATCCCTATAGTTCTCATACATCTCAGGATCACCAAGAGTAGTATTAATCTGGTTTATCAATTCCTGATTAATACTCTTCTTTACCTTATCAGGTAAAGCCATCTTGAACTGCTCTACAGTCAACAAACCAGTAGAATCAATCGGAGCATCTGTATCTGAGCTGACAGTTATCATATTATTGGATTGCATTGTAGTTCCTTTGGTTTAGATATCGGGAGTATATAGTACAGAAACCAAGAATAGCAAGGATAGTAAAATACTAACAACAGGTTTAGGGTAAGAATATTATAAAATTATACAGAGTTGGGTTATAGGAAAAAATGATAGTAAGGTATAAGGTTAGAGAAAGTAACTAATAGTAAATAAACCACATTCGCATTTTAGAAAAAAGCATAATCTGAGTATAAGGTTAGTAACTTACTGTTTGACCCCTTAAACCAAATCATCCCCCCCGGTGTTCTTCCTTTCCTCATTTACTTTATACCTACCCCACCTCTCTTTCCCTGTCGGGGATTGTGGATCAATGTCGATCCTAACCTTTGCAAAGGAGTTTTACCATGTCTATCACTGCTGCTGTATCTGGTACTGTCACTAAGACCTTCAACGTAGCTACTCTTGGCCTATCCACTGTAGAGAATCTATTCTCTGCTGGTGAGAAGCTAACTCGCTCATTAGATGTAATGGCTGAGGTTCACCTCGAATCAGTCCAAGCTAACCGTGATGAGTCACGCCTCATCTCTGCACAAAGAACTCAGGTTCTTAATGCTAAGCTCCGTAAGGACTTAGAACGAGAAGCTGAGCTTCTAGGCATCACCTTGTAATAGAAATTAGGGTATCTTCGGATACCCTTCTTCTCTCTATACACAACACATACACACTATAGACAGACAGATATATAAGATAGATAGAATCTATTACTATTCAATAGGCTATATAGCTAAAAGTAATTAAGAATCTATTCCTTATAATTAAATTCTATTTCCCTTCTCACCTATTCTCCTATATCCTCAAACCGTGGTTTGCCCGATACTCCAATATACCTATATTCCTCTTTATATTTATATTCCTCTATATAAATATCCTCCTAATACTCTCCTATATAGAACCTTCTTATACTTAATAAGAACTTCTCTATATTCTCTTCTCTTTATTACCTATATTAGTAATAATCTTTTATAAATATCTATTTACACGGGTTTATTCTCTTTCCCCTTGTTTATCTATTCCTCGG